ACCATTTACGAAACCCAACTGATTGGAGGGTAACAGAATGTCCCAGAACAAAGTGACGTTCGGGCTGGAGAAGGTACACATCGCCTTTTTCGACGATCAAGCACCGGAGCAACCGGCATGGAAAACTCCGGTACACATTCCGGGGGCAGTCAGGTTTACGCCGACGGCCGTCGGAGAAACCACGAACTTTTACGCTGACAACACGCAATACTTCACTGTGACAAACAACAACGGCTATACGGCAGAAATCGAGTTCGCGCTGGTCCCGGACTCGGTGCTGGCGGAGATGCTCGGCTGGGTGATCGACGAGAACGGTGCGCTGATCGAGGTTTCGGACTCGATCCCGAAGCATTTTGCCCTGATGGGGCAGATTCAGGGAGACAAACGCAATCGCCGGTTTGTGTATTACGACTGCATCGCGTCCCGGCCGGCAAAAGAACGCACAACGAAAAATGAGACGATCACACCGGCGACGGACGTACTCAATCTGACGGTCAGCCCGATCGAGATCGGTGGAAAGATGATCGTCCGGGGCGAGATGGAACTGAGTGACTCGAACGCGACGGCATACAACGGATTCTTCTCGGCCGTGTACGTGCCGGACTTTGGGGAGTGATACCGTGCGCGAGGTACAAGTCGGCGACAAGACGTTGAGGCTCAGGGGATCGGCCCTGAGCCTTCTTCACTATCAACAAGAGTTCGGCCGGGACCTTCTCGGTGATCTGGTGGGCATGATGACGGGTCTGACCGGCTTTCAGGCGCTCACGAACGGCGGCGAGATCGACCCGTCCAAACTCGACCTGAGCAAGCTGGACTCGGTAGCAATTCTGCGCCTGATCTGGACGCTGGCGCGGACGGCTACCGGCGTGGGCGGGCAGTTTCCCTCGTTCACCCGCTGGCTCGAAGAGCAAGAGGACATCAATATTTTCGACCCCGATCTTCTGACCGCAGCAATGGAAGAGGCGACGAAAATCTTTTTTCGTGGAAAACCGTCCGTGGCACCGGCGGCAAAAGGGTGAGTCGCCCAACCGGTGCGATCGAACCGACATCAACATCATCGCATTGGCACGGCGGATCGGGCTCTCCATGATGGAGCTCGACACGCTGACCATGCAGGACTTTTTTGATCTGGTGTACGCCTATATGGGCGACGATCCTGACGAGCCGCGCGAGGCGACGCAGGATGACATTGACGCATTTTATCGCATGTGAGGGGTGAGCGGACATGGCGGAAACAATAAAGGGTATAAATGTCGTGATCGGGGCGGAGACGTCAGGTCTGTCCGCCGCCCTGCAAGACGTAAACAAGAAAGCGCGGGATATTCAGTCTGAGCTGAAACAGGTCGAGAAATTGCTCAAACTGGACCCATCAAATACAGAGCTCCTCGCACAAAAACAAAAGCTACTCGGCGAAGCCGTTGCGAACACACGGGAGAAGCTGGACAGGCTGCGTGCCGTGCAGGAGCAGGTGAACGAGCAGTTCCAGCGCGGCGAGATCAGCGAGGGACAATATCGAGCCTATCAGCGCGAAGTGGCGAAAACAGAGCAGGAGCTCCAGAAGCTCGAGGCGCAATTGAAGGGCATGGAGCCTGCTGTTAAGTCACTCGGAGAGCGTATGCAGGAAGCCGGCGAGAAGATGAAAAAAGCCGGCGAAAAAATGTCCGACGTGGGTAAAAAGCTCTCCATCGGTGTGACGGCGCCGATCGTCGGGCTCGGTACGGTTGCCACAAAAGCGGCTGTCGACTTTGAGAGCGCCTTTGCCGGCGTCCGCAAGACAGTTGATGCGACGGAAGAGGAATTCGCGCAGCTCGAGCAAGGTATCCGTGACATGTCGAAGCGCATGCCGACCGCGGCGACAGATATAGCGGCAGTGGCTGAGGCAGCCGGCCAGCTCGGCATCGAGACGGATAACATCCTCAAGTTTACAGAGGTCATGATTGGCCTCGGTGAGGCGACGAACCTGACGGCAGAAGAGGGTGCGACACAGTTTGCCCGGTTTGCGAACATCGTCGGCATGAGCCAGCAGGACTTTGACCGCCTCGGCTCTGCGGTGGTCGCTCTCGGAAACAATTTTGCCACGACTGAGGCTGAGATCGTGGAGATGGGTATGCGACTGGCCGGACAAGGTGCGCAGATCGGCATGACCGAGGCGCAGATCATGGCGCTGGCGACCGCCATGTCGTCTGTCGGCATTGAGGCGGAGGCCGGCGGCACGGCGATGTCGACGACGCTGAAAAAGATGCAGACGGCTGTCTCGCTTGCGAACGAGGATCTGGACAAGTTTGCAAAAGCCGCCCGAATGTCGGCGGAGGAATTTGCAGCGGCGTTTAGCGCCGACCCGGCCGCTGCGCTGCAGGCGTTTGTGGACGGTCTGACCGCATCCAGCGCCGAGGGAGAAAACCTGACGCTCATCCTCTCTGACCTCGGGATCACCGGGATCCGCGAGTCGGATACGCTCCTGCGCTTGGCCGGCGCGAACGACGTGCTGCGCGGCGCGCTGGAAACAGCTACGGAGGCGTGGGAAGAAAACACTGCCCTGCAAAACGAGGTCGCGCAGAGATACGCTACGACCGAATCGCAACTGTCGATGTTAAAAAATAGCTTGACAGACTTGGGCATCCAGATTGGCGAGATCATCGTGCCAGTTTTGATGCAAATGGTCGAAGCGGTCCGCCCGGTTGTCGATTGGTTTGCCAACCTGGACGACGGAACGAAGAAAGTCATCTTGACCGTTGCCGGTTTGGCGGCAGCAATCGGTCCGCTGCTAATTGCACTCGGGATGATCGTGTCGTCGATCGGTGCGCTTATGCCTGTCATGGTCGCGTTAATCGGACCTGTCGGTCTTGTGGTCGCGGCAATCGCGGGACTCGTCGCTGGGCTGACCGTCCTCTACAACAAAAACGAGGATGTCAGACGTGCACTCAATGCCGCTTGGGAGTGGCTCCAGTCCGTGGCCGAAGCGATTTTTGGCGGGCTGCAGGCCTTTTGGAAACAATGGGGCAACACGATAATTGGGGTTTTCCGGGATATCTTTGATATCGTGAAGACCATTTTTGAGAGAGTATTTTCTGTAATCAAACAGATCGCTGAGACTGTGTTCAACAACCTGAAAGCGTTCTGGGATCAGTGGGGCGACGCGATCACGACGCTGTTTAAAGGTGTCTGGAACAGTATCAAAATAGCAATCGAGACGGCGATCAGCGTTATCTCGAATATTGTTAAATTGTTTTTATCTGCCCTCAAAGGTGACTGGCAAGGAGCCTGGGATGCCATTAAAGGTATTGTCACATCCGTATGGGACGGCATCAAGAAGACCTTTGCGAATGTCGGCGACACTATGGTGCAGGTCGGCAAGGACATCATTCAGGGCCTTATAAACGGCATCAAGAACATGGCCAGCGCAGCTGTGCAGGCCGCCAAGGACGTTGCAAATCGAGTCGCCGATAGTGTAAAGGGATTCTTTGGAATCAATTCCCCGTCGAGGTTGATGGTGGGCTACGGTGAAAACATCGGCGAAGGGCTTGCGATCGGGATCCACGACAGTATAAATGCGGTGAGGCGTGAAGCAGCTGCTCTCGCCGAAGCAGCAAACATCAAGGCGTCGGGCAGCTATGGCAGCAGCGGAGGTGTTGGCAGCATAATTGTCAATGTCACCGGGAACACCATCACCAGCCCGGCGGATGAGGATCGACTGGCCGAAAAAATCAGCCGAAAAATTGCGCAGAATTTCGGGATGAGCACAGGGGGCGCTTGGTGATGACCACAAGCATCCGAATCACAACACCGGGCGGAACGACGCAAGAAATACATGTATATGATCAGGTCAAAGTCACACGAGACAGTACTAACCGGGCCGGGACATACAGCATCCAAATGCGGGCGCCTAACAGCAACATCGTGGATGCTTTCCCGGTTGGCTCGACTGTTGAGGTCGAACAAGACGGCCATCAGTTTCGTGGGTTTGTGCTCAACCCGGCAAAGCGTCTCCGGGCGCAGGAACGAACTATTGTCCTGGAAGGTCTGGACTATTCGGCACGGACGCAGAAAATCGTCGTCACGGAAAGCTTTGTGAATGAGCGCATTGACACAATCGTGCGGACGCTGTTTGGCTCTTATGCGCCGTGGGCATCGCTTGATGGCGTCGAGGATTGTCCTACGAGGATAACCGTCCGGTTTGCGGATATGTTCTTGTGGACGGCGATGGAGACTATCTGCGAGATCTCCGGCTACGAATGGTATA